TTGATCTAGACTTGTTCGGTGCTTTTGTGGCTCGAACTGCTGACGTAAGGAGGAAATCATAATGTCGGAACTAACTACAAAGAAAGAAACGTTACCTGCGGGTTTAATGGACGATTTGTTATCAGGGGAGGGGGCAGATTATGAAGCCTCAGAACTACAGATACCATTCGTTCGTGTAATACAGGCACTATCACCACAGATTAAGAAGAACGACGCTGGCTTTATTAAAGGCGCGTCTCAAGGTGATGCGTTTAATACAGTGACTGGGGATCACTGGACAGGCGAGGAAGGCTTTGAAGTTGTGCCTTGTTTTCAACAAACAAAGTACTTGGAGTTTATACCTCGTGATCAAGGCGGCGGTGGTTTTGTTGGAGAGTTATCTGCTGACGATCCAAACATTGCCAGGTCAACAAGAACAGGCGGTAAGGAAATCCTACCTAATGGCAACGAGTTAGTGAAGAGCGATCAACACTACTGTATGCTGATAAGTGCGGATGGAACGTATCAACCTGTGATTATTGATATGAAGTCAACTCAACTATCCGTGTCTCGAAGATGGAAGTCACAGATTGCAATGTTAAAGATGAAAGATAAAAACGGTGTATTAAAAACCCCATCTTTGTTTGCAACTATCTGGCGACTAACAACAGTCGAGCAAAGCAATGACATGGGTACTTGGTACAACTGGTCTGTAGAAAAGGTTAAGACTATAGACGATGAAGCGTTGTTATTAGAAGCACTTAGTTTCCGTAAGTCAGTTCAAAAGGGCGAAGCCAAAGCGGTGGTAGAAGATCACGGCGAGAAAGCAGAAGACGCACCCTTTTAATTAACACGAGGGGGGTCTCTTCGAGGCTCTCCTCTTTTTTACGGAGAAACATATGTCTTTGACAGACCGTTTTATTGCGGCATTTAAAGGTTCAGACCTTGCTCATGGACAGACGACGATAGGTAATAAAAGACGCAACGGAAAGACAGACGCGAAAAGCTTTATAGTCAAGCAGCCGTTAACGAGGGAATTAATCGAGGAGCATTTAAAGGGAACTAAGGGCGTTGGGTCAATCCCAATAAACGGAAATAACCTGTGCAACTTTGGAGTTTTGGATATAGACACGTATCCCATTGATCACCTTAAAGTCTTGAAGAAGTGTCAGAAGTTAAAGTTACCATTAGTTGTTTGTAGATCGAAGAGTGGTGGTGCACATTTATTTTTGTTTATGAAAACAGAAACCAGTGCGTCCGAGATCCGAGATTATTTGGGCGAGATGTCTGCGGCTTTAGGGTACGCAGGATGTGAGATCTTTCCAAAACAAGATCGAATCCTTGCAGAGCGAGGTGATGTGGGCAACTTTATTAATCTACCATACTTTGATCAGGCGAACACAGTGCGTTACGCTTTTAAGAGTAATGGGGATGATATGACCCTAGAGGAGTTTCTTGATGAAGTAGACAAGAAGAAAGCAACAATTTCAGATTTAGAGAAGATAGACTTTGGCACACAACGTGAGCAGTTCTCAGATGCGCCACCTTGCTTACAGATGTTCTTTTCAATGGGCATACCAGAGGGTACGAGAAACAAGGTGATGTTTAACGGTGGTCTATACTTAAAGAGAAAGTTTCCAGATTCATGGAAAGATAAGCACGAAGAGTTAAACCAGAAGCATTGCCTACCGCCATTGCCAGCCAATGAGATAGTGGGTCTACAAAAGCAGATAGATAAGAAGGAATATCTTTACACGTGCAAAGATGAGCCGATGTCAAGTCACTGTAATAGAGCAATGTGTAAGACACGCCCCTTTGGAATAGGTGATGCGGAGGCTGTTCCACAGATTGGTGGGCTAACGATACTTTTGTCCGAGCCTCGATTGTACTTCTTAGATGTAGACGGCAAGCGTTTAGAGATTACAACGGAGCAATTGCAGATGCCTTTACAGTTTCAAAGGGCTTGTATGGAACAGATAAACTTTATGCCTCCTTTGGCCAAGCCTTCTGAGTGGCAGCCCGTGGTTAATTCATTGTTAACGAGTGCCACACACGTCGAGGTTGCGGAAGATCTAACAAGCGTAGGTCAGTTTAAGGAACTTCTGGAGGTGTTCTGCATGAGTAGAATCAGAGCCAAGTTTCCAGAGGAGTTGTCTATGGGCAAGCCTTGGACAGAGGATAACTTTACTTACTTCACGATGAAGGGATTACAGGAGTTTTTAAGACAGAGAGGTTTTACTTTATACAATCGACCACAAATCCAACAGAGACTGAAAGATTTGAATGGGAATAAGAACTGCCACGGACAGTATAAGGTGAAGACAGAAGATGGTAAGTGGACAAACATTAGGGTTTGGTGGGTTCCTAAGTTTGAAGCTAACGAGGTAGCGATACCTCTTAACGAGAAGGAGTTACATAATGAAGTCCCATTCTAATGAGTGGCGAGACCAGAGCTACGTTAAGATCGGGGAGATAGCTGAAAAGTTCGGTGTTTCTCGATCAACGATATACAAGTGGGTGGAGGAGAAGAACTTTCCAAAGCCTGTTGTATTTGGTGAAGCTAAGAAAAACAGCACAGTAAGATGGCTCGAACAAGACATCCAAGAGTGGATAGACCAAAGACCGAGAGCCAAGGATGAGTGAAAANTTAATCCTTGGGCCTCCCGGTTGCGGCAAAACTTATCGGTTGATTAACATTGTAAAGGAAGAGTTAAGCAATGGAACTCCGCCAGAGAAGATAGGGTTTGTTTCTTTTTCTAAGAAAGCCATCGAGGAAGCTAAAAGTAGAACGGTTGTGCAACTGGGCCTGTCAGATAAAGACGTGCCTTGGTTTCGAACGCTGCACTCTACTGGATTTCAGTGGTTAGGCATGAAAACTGAAGAAGTTATCTCAAGGTACGATTTTAAACAGTTAGGCCTGGAGTTAGGCTTGATCTTTGACAACAATACTGCCGCCGCACTTGCCGATGGATTGCTTCCTGCTTCGGTGCAAGAGGGGAACAAGTACTTAGAGCAGATAGGTCGAGCAACCTTGCGTATGATATCGCTAGAAGAACAGTACAATGATTCTCGGAACTACAACTTGAGTTGGCCTATGTTAAAGAAGGTTGATGAGATGTACGCTCTTTATAAGTCGGATAACGGTAAGTACGATTACACAGACATGATTAAGCAGTTTGTTGACCAAGGGTCTGCCCCCGCGTTAGATGTTTTAATCGTCGATGAAGCACAGGATCTCACACCGCTACAATGGGAACAGGTTAAGCTGTTAAAGTCCTCTGCGGAGCGTGTATGGTACGCAGGAGACGATGATCAAGCGGTACACAGATGGATGGGCGTTCGCCCAGAGCAGTTCATGGAAATCTGTGACGATGTAGAGATTTTAGAGCAGAGTTATCGAGTGCCACGACTGGTCCACGCTCTTGCAAATAGAATAGTAAAACGAATAGATGTCAGGTTACATAAAGAATGGTCGCCTACTGATCGTGAAGGAACAATCAATTATCACTATCACTGGTATGATGTGGACATTGACCAAGGTTCGTGGACCATTATGGCTCGAACCAATAAGGTACTTAGCTCCATTGCGGCTGAACTTAGGGACAATGGTTACTTGTTCGAGCGGTACGGCATTCCAAGTATTAGTCCAGATTTAATGAAGGGCATACAAACGTGGGATACTTTGGTTGAAGGACTGTCTGTGTCTGTTTCTCTTATCAGGGAGTTGTATAAGCTTGCACCAAAACAGGGACCTAACGCAGTTATTAAGAGAGGGTTTGCTAAAACATTGGAGTACGTCGAGGAAGACGTAATGCTTAACTATGATGAGTTAGTTGAGAACCACGGATTAATTGCAGAGAAGTTGTGCCGAGGCACGAGCATCGTAAATATGTCTTTAGATGACAAGAGATACATGCGATCTTTAATCAGTCGAGGCGAGAACCTTAGTAAACCTAGAATAAAACTATCAACGATACACGCAATGAAAGGTGGGGAGGACGATAATATAATGTTGTTAACAGAGTCCGCTTATCCATGCGTTAATAGCAGATTTCCTGACGACGAGCATAGGATTTTCTACACAGGAATAACAAGAACAAAAGAAAACCTTCACATAATAGAAACAAGTTCAAAGTACAGGTATGAGATATGAAACGAGAAGAAATACTACAAAAAGCAGAGGGCTTTATCAATGGTCCCAGAGCCAAGGATTATGGAGACGCTACCGTAAACCACATGCGTGTGGCAAGGTTATGGTCTGTGATTCTTGGACAAGACGTTACAGTAGACCAAGTGTATTTGTGCTTGGTTCAATTAAAAGTATCCAGATTAATCGAGACACCAGATCACGAGGATAGTTGGGTAGACATCTGCGGTTATGCAGCATTAGGAGGCGAGGAATGATAAACAGTACAGACGAGAAGTTCGAGGAAGACGTTCTAAAGAGCGATATTCCAGTGTTAGTAGATTTTTGGGCAGAGTGGTGTAAGCCATGTTTGCAGATAGCACCTGCACTTGAGGAGCTGTCAGAAAAGTACCAGGGTGAAATTAAAATAGTTAAGATGGATATTGATAAAAATCCGGGGACGCCAAGCAAGTTGGGTGTTCGCAGTATTCCTTCTTTGTTTTTGTTTAAGAATGGCGAGGTTATTTCTAATAAGTCAGGATCCTATCCTAAAGACGTGTTAGATGTTTGGATCAGAGGCTCGATCTTATATGATGAGGAGAACTCTTAATGGTTAAAGGGAACAGCACTTTATCTTTTTGGGAGCGAGAAGACTTCAATCACTTAGATTTAGAAACGGATTGGACAGCCCCAGATGAGTTTCCAGACCTGACTAAAAGCACCTACATGGCAATTGACCTAGAAACGTGCGATCCAAACCTAATGACACTAGGCCCAGGTTGGGCACGGGACGACGGGTTTATTGTCGGCATTGCGATTTCTGCGGGAGACTTTGACGGATACTATCCGATTAAGCACCAAGGGGGCGGCAACCTTACACAACGCAGAGTTATGGAATGGTTAAAGGTTCAATTAGCAACGCCCCATATTCCTAAGATCATGCACAACGCAACCTATGATGCTGGCTGGCTAAGATGGGCAGGTGTTAAGATCGAGGGCAAGATTATTGATACGATGGTTGCGGCTCCGTTGATTGATGAGAACAGGTTTAGTTACAGCTTGAACAATCTTGGTAGAGATTACATCAACATGAGGAAGAACGAGAAGGGGTTAAGAGCGGCAGCTAAAAGTTTTGGCTTAGATCCTAAAGGCGAACTGTGGAAATTACCTGCAAAGTTCGTAGGGGTATACGCAGAACAAGATGCTCGAATGACCTTGAAGCTATGGAACAAGTTTGAAATTGAACTTGGTGCACAAGAGCTAACGTCTATCTTTGAACTAGAAACAAGCCTCATACCGCTAATGTTAGATATGCGTGAACGTGGTGTTCGTGTTGATGTTGACGGTGCAGAACGTGTGAAGAAAGATCTTCTGGCAATGAAGAAGGTTATTAATTCAGAGATTAAGAAGGACGTTGGCTTTGAGGTTGAGCCGTGGGTTGCTACTAGTGTGGCTAAAGCTTTTGATTATCACAACATACCATACGATAAGACAGAGACCTCGAACAAGCCGTCCTTTACAAAGGCATGGTTGCAAGGGTGTCCACATCCGATTGCGGCAAACATCCTACGTCTCCGGGAGTTAGATAAAGCGCAGAACACTTTTATTGATAGTATTCTTAAACACGCGCACAAAGGACGTATTCATGCTGAATTTCATCAGCTAAGATCCGATGATGGAGGCACGGTGACAGGGCGGTTCTCCAGTTCGAACCCTAACTTGCAACAGCTACCCGCAAGAGATCCACAGATTAAGTCTTTGATTCGAGGATTGTTTATTCCAGAAGACGGAGAGAGATGGGGTAGCTTTGATTACTCTAGCCAAGAGCCTC